TGTGACCTTTCCCGATAGAAAGTGTGTGTCTATGCCAAACAAACACGAAAAAGAAAAAGAAAACAATATAAAGGCGTGTTCCGTTATCAGGGACAACCCGTCAGCGAAACCCGTTGCCGTGATTCAGGCGGTTAGAGCAATCAACAAATTGTTGCCCCGTGAGAATCCAGAAGAACACAAGGCGTTTAATAAAAACTTAAACGCTTTGATCGCGATTCGTGACAATGTCGCAATCGAAGACACGATTCGAATTATGGCAATGAACACAATAAACACAATGTTGGAATCCGTCAGTCCGGTTCAGTCAGACCGACTTCAGGAATCCGACGTTATATCAAAAATAAGGGGAACAAAGAAATGACCGACTTAAAAGGTGTTACATACCTTGAAAGAAAGCTGAACAACAAAAGAAGTCGCGTTTTGCTTCGATATAATTATTATGAACAAAAAGCGATTGCCAATGATTTAGGCATTTCAACCCCGAAGGGTCTTGAATGGTTGAATTCAATTAACGGTTGGTGTTCAAAGGCGGTTGACAATTTAGCCGACAGATTACAGTTCGACAAGTTCGACAACGACTATTTCGGATTTGCTGAAATGTTCAATCAGAACAACCCCGATATTTTCTATGATGATTCTATTCTTTCGGCTTTGATTTCGTCTTGCTCTTTCGTTCTTATCACCAAGGGCGAACGGAACGATTTAGGTCAGCGAATCCGCTTTCAGGTCATTGACGGCGGAAACGCAACGGGCATAATCGACGACTATACAAAGCTTTTATTCGAAGGTTACGCGGTCTTAAAACGTGACGATTCGGGCAATGTTGTTCGATATGCTTATTGCACGCCGTCCAGAACGGAAATATACGAAGGCAAGAATTTGATCGCGGTTGAAACTTTCAATTCGCCTTATTGCGCTTTGGTTCCGATTATCTACAAACCCGACGCGAAACGTCAGTTCGGACATTCGCGAATCAGTCGCGCTTGTATGGACTACGCACGTCAGGCAATGCGAACAGTAAAACGAATGGAAATATCAGCGGAATTCTATTCGTTCCCGCAAAAGTATATTACGGGACTTGCGCAAGATTCCGAAGACCTTGACAAATGGAAGTCCGCAATGTCGTCAATGTTGGCATTTACAAAAGACGACGAAGGCGGTTCCCCGACGGTCGGTCAGTTCCAGACCGCGTCAATGGCACCACACGTCGAACAGATAAAAAGCATTGCTTCAATGTTCGCGGGTGAAACGGGTTTGACACTTGATGATTTGGGATTCGCCACTTCGAACCCGTCTTCCGCTGAAGCAATCAAGGCGGGACACGAAAATTTGAGATTGACCGCAACGAAGGCGCAAAGGTGCTTCGGCGTTGGTTTTAAGAACGTCGGTTTTATCGGTGCTTGTATTCGTGATGATAGGGCATATTTGCGCGAAGAAGTATTCGAAACCAAAGTTATTTGGCGACCGACATTTGAACCGGACGCGCAAATGTTGTCGGCGATCGGTGACGGTGTCCTGAAGCTTAATCAGGCAATGGAAAACGGCGGAACATATATCGACGGCGAAAAAATGCGCCGTCTGACGGGTATTGACTAATGGCTTTGACGTTCGACGACATAAAAACAGAATTTATGACAAAGGTTGATTCCGACAAAACGGTTCAGTCTTGCTTGCGTACAATTCACGACGGGCGCGGAACATACGAAACCGCGAATCGTCTTGCAAAGCGTGTCGGCGAAACTTTGGGAAAGGTTCTGAAATCCCACGAACCGATTGAGAATATCGACGAATGGGACTATGTCAACTTGATTCCGCAATCTTTGGGATTGAATCAGCAAATAATCGTTGACGCGTGTCGCGACGTTCAGAACGGCTTGAACAAGAAGAACGGCTTCGGGATAAAGTACGAAGAACCCAAATTCGATTGGAACCGGATAAACGGCTTAATTGATGAACTTCGAAACAATCCTGAATTTCACAACATTGAAAAGTCGTTTTACGACCAACTTGTGAACTTTTCCGAAAACATTGTCGACGATTCGATTCGTGACAATGTCGGAAGGCTTTATCGTTCGGGAATCCGAACAATGATTGTCCGTCAGGCTGAATTTAGGGCGTGCGAATGGTGTCGCGAAGTCGCGGGGTCATACGATTACGCCGAAGTAAGAAACACGGGCAACGACGTTTGGCGAAGACACGAAAACTGTCATTGCATTATTGACTACGTTACCGAAAAGGATTCTGGATTCTATTCGGAACGCGTAAATAATCAGAAAAAGTCATAAGGGGGTGTTTTTATGCCGAAACATTCACGGGACAAGCCAATAATCAAAAGGGGGTAAACCACGGTGACAAAGACGGGAAATCAAATCCCGACGACTTCCGTGGTAATACCTTACGAAAAGTCATACGGCGAAGAAGCCGTCAAGCTTTACAATCTGACGAACAACGTCTGTCAGGATTGGCAAGCGTTGTTGTTAAACGACATTATGGCGACGAACGAAGACGGTCTTTGGGTTCATACCAAATTCGGTTATTCAGTCCCACGCCGTAATGGAAAGACCGAAATCCTGACCCAAAGGGAACTTTGGGGATTGATCGTGGCGGGTGAACATATACTTCATACCGCACACCTGACAGACACCGCGCATATTGCGTTTGAAAGACTTCTTTTCCGCCTGAACGAAATCGGGTTGAAACCGAAATCGGCTTTGAAGGGTTACGGAAAGGAACGAATCGAACTGAATAACGGTGGCGTTATTGATTTCAGAACAAGAACGTCTTCGGGCGCGTTGGGTTCTGGTTATGATTTATTAGTCATAGACGAAGCGCAAGAATACACAACCGCGCAACAAACCGCGCTGAACTACGTTGTGTCGTCTTCAAAGAATCCGCAAACCTTAATGTGTGGAACACCGCCGACGGCGGTTTCAAACGGAACCGTGTTTCGTGATTTCCGCGATAAAACCCTTCAGGGTGAATCCATAAACGGCGGTTGGGCGGAATGGTCGGTCGACAAGAAGACGAACGTCAAGGACAAAGAAGCGTGGTATATGACTTCGCCGTCTTTGGGAACAATCCTGACGGAAAGAATCATTCAGGACGAAATCAACGGCGACGATTTGGATTTCAACATTCAAAGATTAGGTCTTTGGATTCGATACAATCAGCAAAGCGCAATTTCCGCGCCTGATTGGGACGCGTTGAAGGTCGAATCACTTCCGAAGTTCAAGAAACCGCTATTCGCGGGCGTGAAATTCGGGCGTGACGGTCTGAACGTGTGTCTTTCGCTTGCGATCAAGACGACCGACGACCGCGTTTTTGTCGAATCAATAGATTGTAGGAATCAGCGTGACGGCAACGAATGGATTCTGAACTTCCTTATCAAATGCAACTTTCAAACCATTTTGGTTGACGGTGCTTCCGGTGTTGAAACATTCCTGAAGGAATGTAAAGAACAAAAGCTGAAAGGTGTTTCAAAGGTTAGTTACAAAGAAATCATTCAGGCTTCATCAGACTTCGAAACCGCGATCGCGAACAAACTGATTTGTCACAACGGACAACCCGCTTTGCGACAATCGGTCACGAATTGCAAACATAGAGCAATCGGAAACGGTGGCGGTTACGGGTACCAGACATTGGACGACGATATAGAAGTCGCCCTTGTCGAATCAACAGTTTTGGCGACTTTCGCGTGTTTCAATGCAAAGGAAACAAAGAAACAACGCGTTAGTTACTAATAAATTACGTTACCGAACGGATTGAAATCGGGGAAAGGACAATAATATGTCAGAAACAACAAATGAAGGCTTCAAGCCTATCGAAACGCAAGAAGAACTGAACGCGATCATTAAAGACCGCCTGAAGCGCGAACGCGAATCCGCCGAAAAACGCTTCGAAGGTTGGGTTTCACCTGAAGACCACGCGAAAGCGATTGAAGACGCTAACAAGGCGTTTGATGATTACAAGAAGGTTCACGAAGGCGACGAACAGACAATCAAAGAACTGACCGCAAAGAATAAGGAATTTGAAACGGCAAGCCTTAAAAGCCGGATTGCGCACGAAGTCGGATTGTCTTACGAATGGATTTCCAGAATCAGCGGAGAAGACGAACAGTCGATTCGTTCTGACGCGGAATCCCTGAAAAAACTTGTCGGAAACGGTTCTTCGACGCCTATCCCGACAAAATCAACCGAAACCGCGACACCGTCGGCGCACGATTCGTCGGTGAAGTCGGTGTTGAACGGAATAAAACAAATCTAAACAAAGGAAGGTGCAATTTATGGCATTTGCAAGTACAGTTTTTCCCCACGAATTAGTGAAG